GCATCCTCTCGCGCCTTTTCGGCATCCTCTCGCGCCTTTTCGGCATCTTCTAGCTCTTGTTTGAGCTCCTCTTCAGATCGCTCCTTTAGCGCAAGCTGGTGCATCATATGACTCATCTCGTTATCTCTTCGGATCGTTTCCTTGTCTCTTTGCGCAACCAAGTACATCTTGGTGTACTCTGTGTAATCGAACATGAGCTCTTCCAGGTTCAGATAGTAGTCTCTCACTACATCCGCACTCTCCGTGTTCAGTCGCATCACTACTTTCTTGAACTGCTTCACGTCTAAACAGATCCACTTCTTCTTCACCAGATTGTTGGACGTCTCCAGTTCTAGACGTTCTGTCTGGAGGCGAGGATATGTGATAGCAAGCGGGTCCGTTGCCGAGAGCTCTCTGTAGGGCAATTTTAGGCTATCCAAAAATTTTTTGAAATCGTTCTGTCTATCAGATATATCACGCCCTTTATACCCTAACCATTTTAACAGACTTTGCGTCAAAATAAGAGGTTGCTCTACACCAAAAGTCGGCCCCTCCCCGGGGAGGGGCCGACTTTTGGTCAAAGGATACCACAAATCTTTGAACCATTCAGCATCTACGTCTAAGGCTATTTGCATGCGTCGCATGCGATGCAAGCAAAGGAGAAAATATCGATGAGTCCAACGCTATTTTCGTATTTCAGGGCATACATAACCCTATCAAACGCTTCTCTCAAAACTTTTTTGTTTTTATGTTTCTTAGATCCATTAAGTAGATCATAGACACCTGGTTCTGAGAGTACCACGAGTCGTCCCTCGTTGTGTGAGAGTGTTGAGAGGTCGACCGAGCCTAACAAGTCGGGGGTGTTGCGCACACCCACCCAAGAGGGATGTTTAGGAGCATTGTTTAGGTCTTCGAGCAGATTTTTCAAATCGATTTTATGAGTCGTTGGAACCAGGTCTCTGAGTATTTGTTTAGAGTCGGTAATGTCCATGATGTTGCATATGTCTTTACCAGAAAAGTGTGGATCTGAGTGTGTGCCGAATACGCGCACGGTCTTCTCGGAGCCGTCGTCGAGTTTTACGGAGAAGTGCGTGTTAGTAACAGTGATCGACTGTTGAGAATATGAGTTCATGTTTATATTTATTAATTCGATTAAATCGAATTTTTGTTTCCCCCGAACCAGACAAGACCGAGAGGGCGAAGTCGCACTTCTTCGAAATGGAGGCCAGGCCGGGTTAGGTAACGTGCAGAAAAATGAGATGTTTGTCGGAAAAATATTGAGTTGTATTAATTAAAGTTATAATGACTGAAACGATTGATATTGATTCATTGTGTACAGCTGTTACTTCGGCATGTCGAATTGACATCGCTGAAGACGAGGATACAAAACAAGACAGCAACAACGACCACTTGTTGTATCCTTTACTTGTTGGAAATTACTACAATCATCAAAAAGAAGTTGCAAGTTGGATGCGTGTGCAAGAAAAAAAGAGGCCCAACGGATTCCGAGGAGGCATTATCTCGTTGACAATGGGGTTGGGCAAGACTCTCCTTGCACTTGGATACGCCTTGCGCCACTACCGAAACACGCCAACGTTGATTGTCGTACCGAAATCAGTGTTGGTGGAGTGGAAAACGAACGGGATTGATAAATTCTTTGGGAACGATCAAGACATTAAGATCATTTTTTTCCATAAAGACCTAAACAAAAACATCGAAACCATACGTTTGGAGGACGTAGCCAACTGCCAGCTGGTGATTACGACTTACAGCATGTGCGCACAAGCATGTTTGTGGGGCCGTTATCACTTACCTATTGAAGAGAGGGGCGGTGGTAAACTTTTTCCAAGAAGGAGAGGTATAGGGTTGTTGTACAATGTGTTCTGGAACCGTATTATCTTTGACGAGTCGCACAAAGCATGCAATCCGACCACCAAGACATTTGCTTACATGATGACATTGTCGGGTAAGTACAAGTGGTGTATGTCGGGTACGCCGATCGTGAATTACGACACGGATATATGGGCTCAGTTAAGGTTATGTGGGTATGACGTCATTAATACATTGCGTGAATGGAAAGTCCAAAAAAATGTTGTCTTCAACGACAAATTGAGACAATCCGTGTTTGTGATGGATTACACTCAGGCGGTTCACGTTACTTTGCCACCTTTGCACAACCACGAGGTCATCTTTGAGCTGAAAGGCGAGTTTAGGGAATTGTACGACGAGTTGCGCGGAGAAGTCAAAAAAAGTTTGAACGAGCTATCCGAACAACCCACGGCGCCCGTGTACGCACACATGTTTGCGATGCTAACCCGGTTGCGCCAATGCGTTATCGCTCCCTACATCATCTCTCCCTTTGCCAAACGACGACCTCGACCATCTATTCGACCATCCGAAAACGAAGAAGGTGGGGGTGGGGTCGCCGATTTGGGCCGGTTTCTAACACTCGATAAACGAGCTTATGGGATCCACGCGCCCAAGTTGATGAAGACGGTCGAGATACTTCGAGACACTCTTGGTACCAAAACCATAGTGTTCTCAATGTTTGCTTCAGCCCTCGATCTACTGCGCGAGTGTATTGAGACTAATTTAGGCGTCAAAGTCATTCAAATCGACGGTGGAGTCAAAGACAAACCCTCCGTTGTGCAACGGTTCAAGACATCGCCAGACGTCAACATTCTACTTGCCACATACAAAGTTGGATGTGAAGGTCTTAACATAACCGAAGCTACAAACTGCATTTTACTTGAACCATGGTGGAACAATGCTACACTCAATCAAGCTAAATCAAGGTTATGGCGCACAGGACAAAAATTACCTGTACATGTATACAACTTAATTGTAAAAGATACTGTTGAAGACAAGATAAGAGACATTTGCACTCGAAAAGATGAACTTATCGACTCATATTTGTCAAATGAAGCAACGCCAAGAAATGGACAAAAAAAGGTCGTGTTGACTAAAAAAGTGCTACGTCAACTTTTGAACTAACCGATCCCCTCCCCCGAATTACCACCTTACATTTTATACTTGGGTAAGTATAAAATGTTTATAAATTTAGGTTTAAATTTAGGTTTAAATGGAATAAGAATATTTCCATCCTAGTATTGAAAATAACTTTTGACATATGGAGTGATGGAAACGTTTTCTTTCAGAGTTTTTGAGTGTAAGGAAGTCGGCATCTTTAAAAGGATGACCATGTTTTTTAAGTAGTTGATATAAAACAAATTGAGCGTTTATAAAATTCTTCCGTTTTGAAGGTTTAATGGTCTCAAGACCATTGTTTTCATATTCTTCGCACTCATCTTCGTACATGTTGTCGTATGTTTCGGTAAGTTTGTCGAAATCCTCAAGTAACGAGTCCTCAAGGTACTCGATATTATCGCAGGGCTGTCCGGTTAGGGTGTGGTGGATGAGGACGATGTCGTCGTAAAATTTCTTAACGTCCTTAGAATTCAAATCTTTCAAAATGTCCAAAACCAGCGACCTCGTCACCTTTCCATACCTCTTGAGCCGATTTGACGTCGATACGTCAACGAGTCCTAGCTCGATCAAACGCGCCTCCAAGATGGTGTAGATCTCTTCCGGAATGCGCGTTTTCTGCTTGCCCTGGTACTGAATGATACAGTCCCGGAAATGCACCTTCCTGTTGTAGGTGTATTTGCTAGACATGTTCACACGCGAAACATCTGAGAAGGAAGACATATTAGAAATGAGCGTTTGTTCAACCGAACATATCGCGCAAACAGCTCTGTCTTCGTCACGGATAAAATCTTTTTTATTGCCACACACACACGGCGGAGGACTCGATCTGGGAATTCGAGTGTCCATTTCACTGCTTCTTTGCAGCATCGCCAGTTTTTCAAGACTTGGGTACTCTTTCAACATTTGCATAAACTGTTTCTCAAGAATCCTCTTTTTCTCCGAATGCTCTTTCAATTGGTTTCGATGTGTGTTAAAAAATGGAATTACCATGATTTCCTTGTTCAAGTCGTGATACTGTTCGATTAAATGAGCGACGCGGATTTTAAAGTATTTCAAACTTTCCAACTCATCTATACTAGTTATCAATTCCTCGCGCCAACGTCGAATTTTATAAACCATACGCGGTCTTAGATTGAATGAGCCCTTCAACAAAGTGTCAAGATCTTTTACAATTTTTTGTTTCGACGTTACACTTTGTTTTTCTATTAAACATTGGATACGAAAGTACATGTCAAACAAACTATCTGAGCTCGCCCCGCTTTGCGAAGCTTTATGTTTAGCCAACTTTGACATTTATATTCATCGTACCATTTTACAAAATACATAAAATATATATATATGGTTTATTTAACCATATAGTCTCATATTTTTACACTGATTACTTATATGCTGTACCGATCACTGATCACTTTTACCCTCAGACCCCCTCCGGGGGTCTGAGGGTTACCGGTCTTATGTGCACCCGGTTGACCGTACTAGTGGACAAGTTAGTCAGGCCGGGTTGTCGACATCGCAGCTTCACCTGTGAAGGTTGGATTGCGCAGCTTCACAGGTGAAGGTTGGATGCGCAGCTTCACCTGTGAAGGTTGGATTGCGCAGCTTCACCTGTGAAGGTTGGATTGCATACTGAGACAGAAAAATGAAAATGATTGTAAAACGGCATATTTCAAAAAATAAAGATGAACATGGCAAAAAATACACTTTTGAACCAATTTTTTAAACATTTTAGTCTTGACGACTCTTTGACTGAACATTTTAGTCTTGACGACTCTTTGACTGAACATTTTAGTCTTGACGACTCTTTGACTGAACTTAGTCTTGACGACTCTTTGACTGAACAGCGACATGAACCACCACGACGGCCTTCGGCCGGCTTAGCCTCATCTGAAAGCGACGCTAAATCCTTCGGTGGGTGTATCATATCGCTCGCCACATGGCTTGAGGATCAATATGGTGTTCCCAGCTATGCAACACTTGCAAAATGGAAATATATCACAACCCTCAAATGGGGTCTAACCCCCAAAGAGGGTCTGCGGGTAGTGAAGAATGAGGTTAAGTTGAAGGATTTTAAGCCTTTGAAACTGATTGGGACTGGACATTATGGTAAGGTGTTTCTTGTTGATCGATGTAATAAATTGTTTGCTTTGAAGGTTGTTGAGAAGGTGGATCGCAAGTGTTTTGACGAATTTGCAGCCTTGAAGAAATTGGGCACTTCCAATTTGACAAGCCGTTTACATTTCTGCTTCGACACGTCGAAGGCTATGTATTTTGTGATGGACTTTGCACAAGGCGGAGATTTGTTTACCTACAACCATCGCAACAACATAACTGAAAGCAACATCCGTTTAATTGCATCTTCTGTCGTTCAGGCGTTACAGCATATCCACTCAAACGGGATTATTTATAGAGACTTAAAACTGGAGAACGTGTTGCTTACGAAAACAGGTCATGTCATGTTATCCGACTTTGGTTTATGCTCGTTTCACGACGTTTCCACCGGATTTTGCGGCACACGACCTTACATCGCACCCGAAATTTACAACCGAGAAGAATACACAAACAAAGTCGACTCGTACAGCTTAGGCGTCATGTTAGTGGAATTGATGGGTGATATACAAGACCCTCCCACAGACGAAAAGTACGCACCGCCTACTATCTCACATTACCGGCAACAACGATTTTCGAACATCCTAGTCGACCTTGTTAACAAATTGATCGAAAAAGACCCAAACAAACGATTGTCCATCGCCCAAATTAAATATCACCCGTTCTTCAAAAACATTAAATGGGAGTTAGTCGAACAACATCAATATGACGGCCTCCCCATCGAGTGTACAAGTTCCAAAGACGTAGCAAACTTTGACAACGAGTTCACCGACGTTTGCATTAACGAGTTTAAACATTTGTTCAATAAGAAAAAGGTCATCTTACTCTTCCCTTAAATTATTTAACATAACACGTTTTTAATGGTCATAAAACCATTAAAAATAAATTTTGTAATTTTAAGAGCCTTCACACCATCTATGATTGCAATTGGTGTTTGAGCAGAGTGCAAAGACGGTTGTTGGTTCGTCGGCAGATCGTGTTTGTTTTGAAAAAGAAAAAATTTTTCGACAGTGACATTTGGCACATTGCAGCACCCCCTCGGAGATCTCGTAAGGCTGCGTCATGAAGTCGTTCTCTTCAACGATTCTCTTTCTTTCTTCGTCGAAAATGGGATGAGCCCACAACAACTTATCATTATTTAAATAGTCTAGAAGGACGTCTACGCGTCTCGTTCGATCTTCGGTCGATAATATACACATGATTTCGTATATTTTTAATAATTGATCATTTTCGAACTCCCTACATCGCCTGCTGGAGGGACCGGCGCTTTGCAATCCGGTACGTCTAAGTATGTAATCAATGTTGTGCTGTTTACTAAAATGTTTTTGAAGCACTGTTTCGAGTCTATGTTTTTCTTTACCTTGTAAATGAGACATGTTTTATTTTTATTTTTTTTAATAGGAAAAAAAATCATTTTCATAAACAATAAAGACCATGAGCCGAACTTTACCACATGCTTTGAATATGTGTCAATGTTGTGAAAACACATGTGTAACAGCCGCATTAGCAGGACATATAGAATGTCTTCAATATCTACATAACAACAATTGCTTTTGGAATGAAGACACTTGCTCCGCAGCTGCCACAAACGGACATTTGGATTGTCTAAAGTATGCCCATGAAAATGGCTGCCCTTGGGACGTAGATACATGTGCGGCGGCAGCTGAAAACGGGTGGTTAGACTGTCTCAAGTATGCACACGATAACGACTGCCCTTGGGACGAATATACACCGATAGTGGCAGCTGAGAACGGTCACATAAATTGTCTCGAGTACGCACTCAAGAACGGTTGTCCAATAGACACCAACGTATGTTCGGCTGCCGCTGAAAACGGTTGGTTGGATTGTCTCAAGTGCGCACGCGAGCATGGCTGTCCGTGGGATGAATACACTTGCATCGCGGCTGCGGAATATGGTCAGCTCGATTGTCTCAAGTACGCTCATGAAAATGGATGCCCCTGGGGTGTAGATACGTGCTCGTTAGCAGCCGCGAATGGGTTTTTGGATTGTCTCAAGTACTCATACAAAAACGGCTGCACCTGGAATGCCACAACTCGCAAACTGGCTACTCAGAACGGACATTTGGATTGTCTTAAATATATAAACGAAAACAATTGTCCATCTCAGGATTTTCTTTGTTCTTCTGGGTTTAAATAAATTTACCATAAGACCCAATGGCCGCCGCCGCCCATAAGACCGATAGCCTACACTACCTTCGGCCGGTTTAGACTCGCCTTCGGCGAGTGTAGCCGGCGCCGATCGGTCGTCTTTTAATCTAGAAAATAAATGTTACCTGTCATATGTGGAGCTATTATAGGCATTTGCATCTTGCGAATACGTGATAACCTCGTCAGAGGCGATGGTACCGGCCTTATGGCCGGCGCCGGATTGCGTTCGCAATCCGGTAGTCGATCCATCACACAAGAATTATATTCAGACCTTACCCGACTTTTTCGCACAAATTATCGGTTTACAGGCTACCTTGAACCGTTAAACAACGTAAATGTGTTAAAAGATTTGGTGATGGTAGAAGATTCTGAATCGTATACAATCAACAAACGAGTTATTCATCTCTGTACAAGAGATCCACGCAACGGAAAAAGGTACGACAAAAACACTCTTATGTTTGTTGTACTACATGAACTGGCACATGTGTTGTGCCCGGAAATCGGACACACCAACAACTTTTTAAACATTAACACCGCTCTACTACAATATGCTGCATCACACGGATTTTACGACCCTACCAAACCTTTTATAAAAAATTATTGTCAACTATAAACGTCCTCCTAACCCGGTTGGCCGCTACACCGGCCTTTGGCCGGTGTGGGGAGTTGTTGGAGTCATTCACATATAAATAACATCATAGTCAGTTAATAAATGTTTAGAATAGAGAATAGTCTCTGTCAGAAAGTTAACCATTTAGAGCTTAGGCTCAACTCTTTAAGTTTTGAAAAACGTCCGAGAAAGCCGAAACCACCTTCTTCAACACCTACCGGATTGCGAAAGCAATCCGGCGGCGGCCCAAAGGTCGCTGCTCTCTCTTCAGGAGTACCTTCCGATAGACTGCTTAAACCTCACACTGCTTCAGGTCTCTCTACGGGAGTGGATGTGGATGGTGATGATGGTCTCTCTACGGGAGTGGATGTGGATGGTGATGATGGTCTCTCTACGGGAGTGGATGTGGATGGTGATGATGGTCTCTCTACGGGAGTGGATGTGGATGGTGGTCTCTCTACGGGAGTGGATGTGGATGGTGGTCTCTCTACGGGAGTGGATGTTCCGCCTAAGATTTCGAAGCAATCATCTTCGGGAGTAGATGTGGATGAGTTAAAGGAAGTTAAGTCTAAGCTTTCCGAACTTGAAACACAGATGATTGTGTTGCCAGTTCTTCAATCAAAAGTGGACAAGTTGGATACTTTGGATCAAAAGTTGTATTTTGATGCGACAAAAACTGGTCGTTTAGAGTCAAAAATACATCTACTCGAACAAAATACAAAACCTTTTTTTGGTCTTGATATAGATCAAAGAATCATAGACAAAACGAAGTCTATAGAATTGTCGATAAAAAAACTAGAGTTGAACAAGACATTGTTAAATAAAGACTTCGAACAGCTCATCGTCAATAAAACCTCTCCCGAACTGAGCACCTTGAAAAACAAGATCGAAAAGTTGGAACAAACAACACGAAGCGCTCTTGCTTCCTTTCCAACGCTTACGCGCGATGTAATTAAAAATGAGATGGACTTATTCGGTTGGGGACAAATGAAGCTTGAGATGAACGATTTGATAAAATTGGGAAGCAAAATAGGTCTTGGCATTGGTAAGTCCAGCAGAACTGGCCGCGACTTAAACGATCGAGAAGCTGTGCAAGATGCTGTATTTGAGCTGGGAAGCGTAAAGTCGAAAATCGATGTTTTAGAAAACAAGGTTGGTGGGTTTGAAGGTATCGAAGTGATAAGATCGAATCTAGACGACGTGATGACGGAAGTTGAGCGGATGAAATATGACGGTGTAACCGTCTCAAATTTACAACAGCACGTAAATCAAAAGTTTGCGCGCGTTGACCAACTCGTTGACCAACTCGTTGAAGACGTAGAGTCTGTCAAACTAGATCTGGGTGTAAGCCTGCGTCTGAAATCCACCCTTTCCGAGTTGCGCGCCGACTATGAGTTGGATTTTGCCAGCGTAGAAAAAACGCTTCAGAAGTTAAACGAGATAGACTTGCTCAAGTCAGATATGCACGCTCTCAAAACTTTTTCCACCCAACTCAATCAACTCAAGTCAGATATGACAAAGTTGAGCGAGATCGATCAACTCAAGTCAGATATGTCAAAGTTGAGCGAGTCAGATATGTCAAAGTTGAGCGAGATCGATCAACTCAAGTCAGATATGCACGCTCTCAAAACTTTATCCACCCAACTCAATCAACTCAAGTCAGATATGTCAAAGTTGAGCGAGTCAGATATGTCAAAGTTGAGCGAGATCGCTCAACTCAAGTCAGATATGTCAAAGTTGAGCGAGATCGATCAACTCAAGTCAGATATGTCAAAGTTGAATGAAGTAAATACAAAGCACTTCAATGAAATCTACAAGCTTAAAACGGATACAAAAAAGTTAAATGACATAGATCAGCTTAAGTCGGATGTTGCTAACGTAGAAAAAACGCAGAAAAGGTTGAGCGAGATCGATCAACTCAAGTCAGATATGTCAAAGTTGAATAAAATGCACAATCAAATCAAGTTGGATATGAAAAAGTTGAGCGAGATCGACCTTCTAAAGGCGGAGCTTAGGAAGTTGAGTGAGATTGACAAAATCAAGGCCGAACTAGTAAAGTTAACTAAGTCGGATACAAAGCATTTAGATGAGATAAACCGACTCAATAATGACATGAGTCAATTAGGTAAGATCGATCAACTAAAGGCTGATATGAGAAAGTTGAACGAGATCGATCAACTAAAGGCTGATATGAGAAAGTTGAACGAGATCGATCAACTAAAGGCTGATATGAGAAAGTTGAACGAGATCGATATGACCGAATTGTTAAAAAAATTTTCCGTTTTGGAGCTTGAGACAACCCATCTACGAGAGCTCAATACAAAGGATCTCCTCACGATTCAACAAAAAATGTTGCAACTCGATCGAATAGAGCACGATGTCAAAGGCGTCAAGAAGGACCAAATGTTTTCTATCACTTCTCACAGTACAATACATAGGGGTAAAGTTTCTTTCTTCAGTCCCGGACTAATCTTTTCCCACAGCATTCTTGTACACTCTCTATGCGCAATTTTTGCACCTCTCAAACTACATCGCCTGGAGGGCGATTTACCTTCGTCGTCTTCGACAATCCAACCGAGCGATAATCTTGTACGAGCAAACGTCAACAGCTCCATCCGGTCTATTGACGCGGGCAATACCGGATTGAGTTCGCAATCCGGCGCCGGCCATAAGGCCGGTAACACGGTTTCAAATACCTTCAGCTGTTTGTCCAACAACGTTATCAACACTACCCTCACCTCCGAGAGTTCGCCCAGAACTGAAAAATGTAAGTTTCAACTCGTAACCGTTGAAAACAACGGTCGAGAAATTGTCATACACGAATTCGAAGCCTATGAAGGAACTAATTCCATTGTAAAAGAATGCAAACCCCCTTTAAAAATTGAAAAAAATAAACATTTCTTGTTACGATGCGATCGCAAATTAGAAGCTAATGTTGTTATCACAGCATCGCATCAACACGATTAATTTTTTATACATATAGCGTTATGAAGAATTTTAATGAACGATTAATTCATTAAAACACCACCGTCCCAAAGGCCGCTACACCGGCCTTCGGCCGGTTTAGACTCGCCGAAGGCGAGTGTACCAGATTCCCAAAGGCCGCTACCAGATTCCCAAAGGCCGCTACCAGATTCCCAAAGGCCGCTACCAGATTCCCAAAGGCCGCTACCAGATTCCCAAAGGCCGCTACCGATCGCCGCCGGAGTGCTTTCGCACTCCCGGTAGCCGGTTAAATCTACTGTGGTCGTAGCTTCAATGTGACTCCGCTCAACATCCGATCCTGGCCAATTTTAGCCATCTTAGCCCCGCTAGTAGCCGAAAAGTGAGACACTTGGCGATCAGGCCTATTCTCCGTCAGCTTCACTGTTTGACCTGCAAGTTCGTATACATTTGGGTTTCGCTTGATATTGAGATTGGACACAGTGCCCGCTTCGTGGTGAGGCACGTTTTTGGACAATTGAGGAGCTGCATGAATGTACGTGTGTTGGCCAGGCCTTCTTTGGTTAATATGGTCTACGTTAGAAGCATGCAGTGGGGATTCGAGATCTGGGATCACCCTTTGGTTGTGCAGATCTTTACTTTTCTTTATGTTCGAGTGAGCGCTGACTCTAAGCGCATTCGAGTTGATCATCAATCCGATGTTGGAGGGCGTTTCCGGAGGAGTCTCTTTCCTAAACGACTTTTGAGATTGAGCAGCTACTTTGAGCGGCGCTTTGTGCACTTCTTTAAAGTACTCGACCACATCAGGTGTTATCCGTTTCGTCTGATCCACACGACACCGTTTGCTCGTCACACTCGCACATCCACGCGGCATACGCGACAACGGTAACAAATCTTCTTGACGCAAAATTGGTGGACGGAAAGCACCATTATCCATAACTCGGTAAGGTAACTTCCCACCACCTCCTTCTGTAAACAGAGAAGACATGTTTGATCCAGATGTGCCTCCGCTGATGCCCATCAAACCGCTTCCTGTATTTCCGTGGTTAGAGTATTGCACCGTAACCATCGGATTGTTGCCCCTAGCATATACATTGATCATCTCGTTTATGCGAGCCCCGCTATCGTCGTTGCGCTCGAGCAAATCATTATTGTCACCCACCTTTATGATGCGACGGGTGTGGATACCAGACGGCGGGTCCTTGATAATGTCGAAGTTGCCGTTCCACACTTCGACTGAGGGAAGAGTTGCTTTGCCATAGCTAGTTAGTGCAGAATAAGAAATCATTTATTACCTGACTTAACGGTCTTTAACCATAAGGTTAGATCCTCGACATTTCACTTAAAATGGTAAACAATATAAAGATGTTAAGAAAGTCTAAATGGGATGGTGTAGACAAGTAAATAAATGAACACCCCCGCAACTAGAAATTGTGCATACGCCCCTCTGGCGTGTTACAATGCTTCGGGCGATATCAAGGTTCCCGTGCCTGTCACAGCGACGCAGGGATTTTACGTCGTCCCCGACTACCAAACATACGGTTATCAAACATTAACGGGCATGAGATCCGGGGCTGGACCATCATGTTCAGGATACTTTACTCTCGACCATGCCTACGGCAGCTGCAACTCTATGGCATACGTTAGACGTAGTTGCATGTAAGCTATGCCTTCTGGTTTTACAACCCGTGACCCGTTCAACGGCGATGTACAAGTTTTAATGGATCAAGATCCATTAAAATCTTTCATACCCTCATCACCGGAGAGGATAAGCCGACGCCGATGTAGCTTATTTTTTACCTTTCTTGACAGGTTCTTTCTTGACGGGTTCTTTCTTGACGGGTTCTTTCTTGACGGGTTCTTTCTTGACGGGTTCCTTCTTGATGGGTTCTTTTTTAGCGGTTTCCTTCTTGACGGCTTTTTTAGCGATTTCCTTCTTGATGGGTTCATCATCCTCTTCTTCTGGAGGTGGTTCGGTTTCTTCCTCAAAGCAGTTAAAGAGGTACTTTTGCATCGTTGGGTATCTGAGGATGACATCATCATCTATTTGTAATAATTTTTTGAGTTTTGCATCTGGTAAGATGACTGCTTTGTTGTCTTCATTGCGTAAATTATTATTCCTGATGTAGTCACAGAGGTCTTTAGTTACGTCTTGACGAGATTTTCTTGTCACTCCGTACTCCCAGTCCGCAAACAAAGCCATCTCCATCGATATGGGGCGAAGTTTCTCCAAACCCGTATTATGTGATGTTCTTGTTCGTTTTGGCTTGTACATCAAATTGTTGTACTTTTCCAAATGTTTCTTCACTTCCTTCGCTTTTCTAAGAATAGTGCGAAGCTGCTTACGCATCTCAACAGGCGTTGGATCCTTCAACGCGATGCCATCATTAATAAGATCGAGAATAAGGATAGATTTCTCCAAAGAACCGTCAAAGTGCTCTTTGGCAATGTCCTTGTTTTTACGCCCTTTCATCACATGAACGTATTCTACAATTTTTGGTGCTTGTGCAAACATCTTTTATTATATATACTACCTTCTTACAAATTTCATTTTTTATAAAAATATTTACAAATTATCCTCAATTACACCCCTAAAAATTAATTTTTTTAAAAAAATTAATTTTTAAAAAAGGAAATGTTGACCATAAAAAGTTTTAGGATGTAACCGTTCGAAGTCGTGTGAGTTTGTGTGTACCCTCTCAACCCCCGGCCGGAGAATTTGTTAAATTTTTGTTATAATAAATGTTACGTTCGCGTTCAAAAACTTGCATAATCGCACCAACGTTGCTGTACTTTGGTATTATCGCCACACTCTTCGTTTTTAGTCCACTCACCGAATCCAAACCATGGAACTCCGGAGGAAGCTCTGAATGGAGCTCTGAAGAAACAAACAAACCACTTCCTCCGATTTCCCCACTTCCACACGATGGTTTAACTACAGAAGCAGTCCCATGCGTTGTATCGATCAATCGCGGAGTGTACTTTAATAATTGCACTTCTAATCAACCTTCTGTTGTTACAATCGGTGGATAAAAAATTAATTATACACAAATTTAATGCTTTCAACAAGCATTAAAAATAAATGTTAATTTACCAAGGCCATTCGCCTGTAAGGCTAGCTTTAGCGTATTCGGTAGGTTTATTTTCAAAGAAGTTGGTGTGTGCGGGCGTATTTAAGATGTCTTCAACCCAAGTAAGGGGATTATCGGTTATGTCGTAAAGAGTGTCATATCCCATAGCTTCAAGTCTGCGGTTAGTAATGTATCTTATGTATTTTTTCACGTCTTCAGGAGTAAGGTCGCGCATAGGTCCCATTTGAAACGCTAGATCTATGAAACTGTCTTCCAGTTCCACAATACGTCTCGCAGTCCAATGTACTCGATCACGCAGAACGTTGGGTCGAACGTACTGAGCACTCTCACGCAGCAACTCGCGATACAAACTGATCATCGAGTTTGTGTGATGAGTTTCATCGGCAATGGACCATTTGATGATCTGACCCATCTTCTTCATGAGGCCATGTCGGGTAAAGTTCAAGAGCATAATAAACGAAGAAAATAATTGTACACCCTCTATGAAAGCCGAAAATAGCGCCACTTTCACCGCAACTTCCTCAAGTTGCTCGTCGTAGCCGAACAATGCGTACTTGATGAAACGTGTGACAGGGTGCGACTTGAACTTTTGTTCGAACACAAACTCGTGTTTGTCCTTCATAGCCTTAAATTGCATAAACTCTTGGTAAATCACGTCAGGCAAGTTAAGAGTCGTTATCAGATGAGAGTAACTGGCGATATGCATTGCCTCACGAGCCCCAAACCCAAATAGCATCATGCGTACTTCAGGTTGCTTAAAAACTTGCAAATAGTCAACATAACCTGCTGCGACATCAATGTCGCCCTGTGTAAAGTATCTCAGAATCTGCATCAAAAATGTCTTTTCAGACTCATTCAATCTATTCATCCAGTCATGTATGTCATCCTGCATGTTCAACTCCTTGAAAGACCAATGCGCGTGTTCGTGCGCGTCCCAATGTTCGTAGCACGCCGGGTAAGCGAAGGGTTTGAAGTTGGTGCGAGGCGTTACAAGGTTAATCACAGGGTACGCGAGCCTTTTTTTGACACACCCCCGGAGGCACCACACAAGAGCCATGGACGCAAAAAATATCAGTGTTATAATAATGTAGAGAATCATCTTTATTTTATCTCTGTACAGAGATAAAATAAATCATTTTTCAAACAACCCTCATCTCCTCGATCAACTCCTCATCACATCAGGTCAGTACCACCGGCCTTATGGCCGGCGCCGATCGGTAGGACGATCAACTAAGGTCGATCAACCATCATCACATCAGGTCAGTAGGACGATCAACTAAGGTCGATCAACCATCATCACATCAGGTCAGTAGGACGATCAACTAAGGTCGATCAACCATCATCACATCAGGTCAGTAGGACGATCAACCATCATCACATCAGGTCAGTAGGACGATCAACCATCATCACATCAGGTCAGTAGGACGATCAACCATCATCACATCAGGTCAGTAGGACGATCAACTAAGGTCGATCAACCATCATCACATCAGTTCAGTAGGACGATCAACCATCATCACATCAGGTCAGTAGGACGATCAACCATCATCACATCAGGTCAGTAGGACGATCAACCATCATCACATCAGTTCAGTAGGACGATCAACCATCATCACATCAGGTCAGTAGGACGATCAACCATCAACACATCAGTTCAGTAGGACGATCAACTAAGGTCGATCAACCATCATCACATCAGGTCAGTACCGGCCTTATGGCCGGCGCCGATCGGTAGGACGATCAACTAAGGTTGATCAACCATCATCACTGATCACACTTCTTATTTTATTTCTGAAAAGAGATAAAATAATTCATTTTTCTGCACATTTCTGCACATCGTACTTACCCCGACCTTCCTTCGATCAATGAGCTAAATATCCCAAGAATACGTGTTTATGGATAATTCATTTTTCTGCACATCGTACTTACCCCGACCTTCCTTCGATCAATGAGCTAAATATCCCAAGAATACGTGTTTATGGATAATTTGATTCCTTTAACAGCAACAATTTTATTGTTTTCGATAACTATATGTTTATCTCCAATTTTTTTAATGTTTAAATGAATCATTAATTCACGTTTAAAGTTGTTGATGGTGTTGTTGTCGAAGAGATATTTTTGTTGTACATATATGATGTAGTTCTTGATCAAGAGGTCTTTGACCGACTTTTTGCGAATGGAAGACCAATTCTTGATGGTTACTCCACACCCCTGAAGGGGGTTCAAACAAACAGTAAAATGTTTGAGTACGTCTGCGTAAAGTCTGTTGTAATCGTCGCCATAAGTATCCAACTTGGGTGTAAGTTTGCAGACTTGCTTACCTGTGGCCAGGTCCTCGAGCAAGTCCTTAATCTCCTCGCTGCTTGCGAATTGGCAGCAGAAGAGGTATGGGAGTATCAGCGATTCAGAAGAGGACATTTTATTTTTTAAGAAATCTCATATCCAGATCATTTTAAAGATTCTTCTAGATATCCTACACACGCCTTCGGCCGGTTTACAATCGCCTTTAGCGACTCACCAGCCTCCTTCGGAAAAGTTACTATACTTTAATAATATGGTCAAAAGCGCCAGTAACTACTTGATGGGCAACAACAAGGATGGTTTTTGAGGTAAATGTGGATTGGATCTTGGCAAATATCTTGGTGCTGAGATCGTGGTCCAAATTTGCCGTGCATTCATCCAACATAACGATGTGTTCGTCGAGAATCTCTTTAAAAGCAAGGTCGAAGGCTAGTTTGACACGGGTATACTCTCCTGTGCTGAGAGATTTGTAATCGATCTTATTACCTTTGTAATTGATGACCGTGTCAACGCGAGGCCTCTTGTTGTCGTTGACGAGATCGAGATAGATCTGTATGGGGTCTCCGAAGCTCTCTGAGAAAAAGTCTTGCAAAAGCATATCCAGATGCGCATTGACCATGTCCAATGTCTGTTGCAAAGACTCATGTTCTGCCTCAATAACTTTTTGTCTGAATAGTAAGGTCTTGAGGTACCGCCGCTCGACCCCTTTTTTGTAATTGTGCAGTTGGAGCAGATCGTGCTCTAACGTTGCGTATTTTTCGAGTTGTGCCTGATATGCTTCATATTCTCGGAGACGCTCCAAGTATTCGAGTCGACTATCGATCTCACTCTGCTCTTGACCCAACTTCTCCAACTCATCGTCCTCATATTGCAGCTCGATCAACTTTTGCTCCAACTTAGCCAACTCCTCCCGAACACGAGCCTTACGATTTAACGATTCTACATCAATACTTACTTCCATAAAACGCTTATTTACCTCTTCGTGCTCAAGCTCATCATAAGGCTCGCGCTTGTCTATCTTAGCAAGTAGAGTCTGTCTTCTAAGCAATTGATTGCGTTTGCAGTTTAACCGGATCTCTAGATCTCTCTTCGCATCTTTTACCTTGTCCACATCCAACCAAACGTCTTCTTCCACGTCAGAAGTTACAACTTTTGGTCGCAACTTCTTTACCTTTTTACTTAACTTTACAAGATGCTTTGACTGAACAAACTCGCCCAAGCCTACCAATTTCAATCTCAGTTCGCATGATCGCAACTCCCTCTCCAAACTCTTCTTATCGGTGTTGGAAATCGTAACGTTGTTCAGAACTATTTGTTCCTTTATCCACTCTAACTTTTTTAGTTGCTTCACGCGTTCGCATGCTTCCTTTGGTTGCGCTTCCTTTGGTTGCGCTTCCTTTGGTTGCGCTTCCTTTGGTTGCGCTTCCTTTGGTTGCGCTTGCTTTGGTTGCGCTTGCTTTGGTTGCGCTTGCTTTGGTTGCGCTTCCTTTGGTTGCACGTCGCGGAGCGACGGTGTTCCGCACTGCTGCTCCTTCGGGAGTTGCTTCGATACTTCTTCGGTCGAAGGAACCGGTGGATTATCATCAGACATTTCGAAAGTGTCCATGTTGATGGTGAAAGGGTGATTACAGTTGAAGCAATGAAAGTGTTTGAAAAACTGTCGTTTCAGATTCTCGATCTCTTCGACCACTGATTCCAACAAGTGTCGAGAGTTGAATGCACGTGCTTCTCCGAGTCTAAACAGGGTCTCCTGTATATCTTTAAATGATCCGCGAGGTTCGGGGAGCCCAACAAGTTCGCGTTCGATGGTATCGCACGCGTTGAGGTGTTCGCTCGTTTCGGCAGCGAGAGCCTCTAGGTACTCCGCTTCAACCTCTCTAAAACGCCTCACTTCCTCAAGACGCTGTGCGTTGGCCACGGCTGAATCCGCATTAACAATCTCGCGTTCGAGTAAGACGATATCTGTAGAAGAGACGTCTTCGCACAATTTAAGTTGTTGCACACATTCTTCGACAGCGAAGTGACTCTTTCGCAGGCGCTCCAGCACTGTACGTCGCTCCTCTACTGCGTCAAGCTCCTCGAGCAACGTCGCGGAGCGACGTTGCAACTTTTCCGGGTCGTCGTCAAGACCGCCGAAGGCGGTCTGTCGCAGAGCTTGTGCTTGACCGCTCAACGAATGAAACAAATCGGCTCGTTTACGCATATTAGACAATTTTTCCAACAAGTCCATTTTCATTGCAGAAAGAACTGCCGGATCTTCGATTTGGGTGTTGAAGGGCCGAGGAATGGGTGGAGTGACAACGCGTGGTTTCTGCCACAATGCCAGAATAGACTCGCTGCTGCTGATTTGTCCCGACAATGTTGCCAACTCGGTGTTCAAACTACCTATTTCGGTCTTAATGCGTGATTTGAGTGTCTGCACGTCGCAGTCCGAGTTAGCGATTTCCTGTAGAAACTGCAACTTGTCCAACTGCGACAAATCCAAAAACGATGTAGCGTATCTATTACCAAAGTAACGATTTATAACGACCTGAGCTTCCTTATCCTCATAATTCGATTTAATCGAATTGTTGTTTAGGGCCAGATTGAGGATGTTGGGTCTTTTAGTTCGTTTAATGATGAATTTTATATTGCGAAGAGTGTATTCTAACACAACTTCACAACTTGTTTTATTGTATGAGACCAAAAATTTTTGGTTTGTTGATCCATAAAGAACGAATTGTATGGCAAGAAGGATAGTTGTCTTGCCATGTCCGCTCGGACCAGTGATGAGAGTTGTAGTTTTTTCGTCAAACTCGAAAGTTTGTTTGGTGTAGCACCTAAAGTTCGTAAGAGTCAGTTTCATCTTTATTTATGTCTAAATTAACTACGAGCCAATCAATTTCAAGGGCGGAGCGACGGTCTAGCGCCAAATCCGAAGAAGACGCGCTTCGCGGTCGGCGGCCCAAAGGTCGGTTGAAGAAGTAATAATAAATAAATGGCCAGTTTATCAAAAATCAACCTTTATCACCAAAAACTGAAAAAGGTACCCCCCTATTTCGAACCTCTCGAAAAATATGGTCCTGAACACAAACCAACATTCAAGGTGTCGTGCACTTTTGAAGGATTAACTGAAACAGGAGATGGTAGCAATTTGAAAGCGGCTAAGGAAAATGCCGCTTCAAAAATTGTCGAATTGCTTGATCTTAACAGCAAGTTATCGAGTATTGAACAAAACGCTTCCACTTATTCAGTCGAATCCTACGGCGTGCCTTTAAGCGAGTTGTGGGAAGATCAGAGTCCCACGTATACACTGACACTTAAGAAGAAAACAGGCGATGTGTACGAGTATAAAAATTTTACTGTTACTATCCTACATCAAAACCCAATCAAAAAACCCCTTCATTTAAGATTGAACTAAGTTCGTGCAACCGGTGCCGGACAACAAGGCCGATAACAGAAACTACATGAAACAGATAATAAATGTTTAAGATAGAGTCGGTAACGAAGCGTCATCTCGGTCCCACACAATACTTACATTCGGTGGGTGAGACACAAAAAAACTTGAAAGGAGTTAATGTATCGACTTATTTTTTTCCAGCGCTCGTGTTTCCAAAACGTGTTGAACTTTTGTCCATAACCTTCATGTACAAAAATGGTCACAGCGCAAAAACAGTACTTACCGTTGTCGGAACCAAGAAAGGTGAAGTCGTCAACGCTGGGTTGGAATTCAACCTCGTCCACCAACCAACCGCGCTAACCACTACGCTCACATTCCCACGACCATACATACTTCTACCCGAACAAATATGTTACTTTGCTTTAGAAGAAGAAGTCGACCATTCTGGATTAACCCTCGCCTATCGCACTTTAGAATAGTTTCTCTCCTCTAACTCTCTTCGTCCCTCTTCGTCCCTCTTCGCGGGTCTTTTATGAACACGTGTTCATAAAAGAAAAGGATGTTAATTAGTTCGAAAAAACGTTAATTTTTTCAGATTCGGTTCTACAAATCGGGCACTTCTGCAATTGAGAAGAACATTGTGTCCAAACATTTTTGTATTAAGATACTTTTTCACCCAAAATTTCATATTTTTTAATTTTATGATATGAAGGTGATAAGCATGATGTATTGTTCGAAGTAGATGTTGTAAAGAAGTGGTAGTAAATAAATAAAATGTTTACATGCAAGTTAAACAAGTGTATTTCGAATTTCAAGAACGTTTTTGACCTTTTTGGTCATTTGGGTATTATAGAAGTGTGTCTTGATGTTAAGAAATCGGGTATGTATATTTATACGGCTCAGGATAAATGTATCCATTTGTCAGCGACGTTTTCGAGTGGGTCGTTTGCTGAGTATGATTGTGAGAAGGAGTGTATTTTTACGCTGAACATCAAAAGTATGAAGGAGAACCTGAAAAACATTACGAGTGTTGACACAATCGAGTTGACAATCAACAGAGAAGACCGAGAATTGATGATAAAAGTCATCAAGAAAACGATTGAATTCGAGAAAAAGGTGCAAATTAAAGAGACCCAATATTACAATCTACCCACTGTTTCTGACGAGACTTATCCGCTAAACATCAAATCATGCGACTTTTTGGAATTTTGTAGGTCAGTCACTGGAAAACAAACAATGACCATCAAAACCGTACAAGGCATACCCGAAATTTCGTTCGAAACTGACAAAAGCAAAGTCATCATCAAAAGCGATGCAGATGAAGAAGATATCGACATTCTATCCTTTGAAGGCACCTTCAAAACAGAATACTTTTCTAAACTTAAGAAATTGGCCAAATTCAACATCGGGCTCAAAATATACACCAACCCCGATCAACCTCTCATATTCGAAACATATTTAGCCTCCAAAGAAAAAGATAAAGTCGTCGTATGGATCAAATCTCTACAACAAATGGAAGAAGAGTACGAAGAAGAATAAACTCTCCAGCACGAGGATAGGTAGCTCATAAATTTTATATTTTTAATGGTTCTTGAAAACTATTAAAAATTGTGGAAAAATATTGGGAGTCAAGCAAATACGCGTATAGTGGAAGTGTATGTTTTGCGGCACAGAGGGCATTTATTACCCAAATTGGGATCTTTTGAGCATGAGATACACGCAACGAGATGATTACATGGTGCAAAGACGATATTTCGCATATTTATTTGACAAATGACACACGATGTTTTGATTTCCAAATTTTTCACATTGGTTTTCACCTCTTCCGATATCTCTTCACAAACATTTAGATCTGGCACTTCTTCATCCTCTTCATTAGGCACACGTTCCGGAACGTCCCTTTCTTCAGCTTCTTGTCGTAAGGTGTTTACAAACACCTCGAGTACACCCTCGAGTACACCCTCGAACTCCCTTCGGTCATTATCGGTGGTGTGCACTTCGCGTAACCCGGCCTGCTGCCCGGTTCCGGGATCCATACCGGAGTGCAAAAGCACTCCGGCGGCGGCCCGAAGGCCGGTAGCCTCGTTTAGCGAGGCCGCCGGATTGCGAAGCAATCCGGTACCGGATCTAAGGCCCTCTCCAACATGTCCAGACGATTCACTAATTTGTACTAGGATTAGGGTTTCCATAATCTCTTGAAGCAAATCATCCCCAGATGAGCTTAAGAACTCAGATCTCCTTACTTGACGTCTCGTTAAACTAGACGACGTCGTTGAATTGGACGACGTTGTTGAATTGGACGACGTCGTTGAATTGGACGACGTCGTTGAAAATGAACTTTCGGGAGTGTTATGTCGACCCGACGTCGCATAGATTATAAACTCCACCAGATCTATTTTGCGCATCCTAGATTTAGGACGACCGTTGAAACCCGATGCTGTTAATCCTTCGCGAGAGGCTATATTTTGCAGTTCCGATTTTGGAAGGGTTTGCAGCTCTTCAACAATTTCAACATTACCTATAGTCCACATAGCCACTGGATTTACCGATGGGTTGGTTGGTGGGTGACGCGAAACAATAAATTTGATAAAATCGTTTTTTCTCATTTTAGATCGGACACGCCCGTTGAATCCAGATGAAGTTAAACCAATGTCTCTCGCAATGTTCATGAGTTGGGGCTTGTTATACAACCTTAACTCATTCTCGTTTAAATGTCTTTCCATGGACTGTTCCATTGACTGTTCCGTTGACTGTTCCATTGACTGTTCCGTTGACTGTTCCATTGACTGTTCCATGGACTGATGGATAGATTCTGCAATAATATTACTCATTTATTACATAATTTTTCAAACCAACTTGTTTTGTAAATTTTTGTTTTGTACTTTGAATAGAGGTGAGGATACCATTAATGATGTTGTGTTGAATTGACGCGTTGTTGTCTGTTTTTTTCACGTTGTTGTTTAAGTTGCATTGTTCTTTTAAGAATAGCGTTTTTTAAAATTATTTTTCTTTCCTCTAAAATATTGTTGTTACCCTCACCTAACCCGGCCTGCTGTGTTTCCGGGCGATGTGGGGGATCACTATCGATTTCTTCGTCTTCTATGTCAGAAGTAGCCCTATGTATGGTTTTTTTATCTCGAGGCATTTATTTATTCTTTTTTGCTTGTGACGGTTACCGGATTGCTTTCGCATGTACCGGGCGATTTAGCCTCAACCCCCGAAGGGGGTCTGAGGGTACCGGAGTGCGAAAGCACTCCGGCGGCGGTAGAAATGCGACCAACAAGCAATCTAGTACCGGCCTTAAGGCCGGCGCCGGATGGCTAGAGCCATCCGGTAACTAATAAATGAAGTTTAAAGAGTTTGATAGATATCTATCGGCAGGTATCGGTCCGAAGGCTAGCGGCCTTTGGGCCGCCGCCGGATTGCGAACGCAATCCGGTAGTGTGGAGACGTCGATTAGAGCAGAATTAATATCGAAATCCAAGTGGAAATTGGAACTTGAAAGACCCTTCGGTCAAATTGGTAGATGTGGGCGGTTTGTCATTTTTCCGGTTAAAATTTACACCCCAAAAAATCGACATCTGAACGTACTCATTCTCGACCAAAAAACAAAAACGTTCGAAAGATATGAACCACACTCATACTCACATACTACAATCATTCGACATCTTGATGAGGCCATCGAAAATTTATTGTATCAAATAATGGCAACCGGTTCCATATATTTTTTGAGATATCGAACTGTGTATGGGGATAAGAACGATACAAATTGCGGATTCCATTGCATAGAACATGTGCGATCAATTTTAATCGGACCGGGGAACACTCAAAACTCGGACCGGGGAATTGCGTAACGATCCGGAAAATGATTTTTTGTAGAAGTGTAAGAGGAAAATAAAGGATGGAAAACTTGACACTGTGCGATATATGCTTTGAACATATTAAGGACACTTTTTATTCTGTTCACACAATTTGGTCGCGTTAAAATACCCGGTACTTTTATCGATGACCAACTTAAAGTCTCCAAAGAGACCAGGGTAATAAAACGTTTAGACATTGGAAATCTCTGGAAAAATCGAAGAAGATGGTCGACTATTACCAGAAAAGCCGGCGTCGGGATCCCGACGCCGGCTTTTTATATGAAGTGACTGGTGACAACAAAGACAAAATAGGAAGAAAAGTCACGGGCACCTACGTGCCGAAGGAGCTTATTCTTGACATCGCTTCATGGGTGTCAATCGAGTTCTACGACAAGTGCAATCGCATCGTCGTGGACTACTTTGTCGAAGAGACGAGGAGAAAGATGGAACACCTTCAAATCGAGCTCCAAGCCAAAGACATTGAGCTACAAGCCAAAGACGAACAGCACAAAGCCGTGCTCCAAGCTAAGGACATAGAACTTTCAACCACTAAAGCTGATCTCCAAGCCAAAGAAGACCAACTTCAAGCCAACGAAGAGCACATCCTCCTCCTCAAGGATATGCTTATTGATGACCAAAAGCGTGACAAAACACAGGTGATCTACATTGCCACTTCTCAGAACTACGCGCGCCAAAACCGTTTCAAAATCGGCGGTGTAGAGAGCACAGACAAGTTGGCCTCACGCTTCTCTACGTACAACAGTCGCTCGGCCGCTGGAGACGAATGGTACTACTCTGACACATTCTTGGTTGCCGATTACAGACAGATCGAGTCGCGTTTAAAGGACTTACTGGGGCGCTTTCGGGACAAGAAGAGTAAGGAGATCTATGTAATGCATTACACCAACATCAAGTACATAGTGGACTACTTGTGTCGCCATTATTGCGACGAGGTGGACGAAGTGAATGCCAAGTTGACCGAGTTCATCTCCAACCTGAATCGCCACCACTTGAGACCAATCGTGCCACCACCGAGCGAGATCACGTACGCCAGCATCACCACGCTGGCCAAAGATGGGAGGGCGACGAACACGACGTTGGAAGCGGGCTCTCCGAGCGACTTTGTGGCTGTTTTGAGAGAGTACATTTCCAATCTGGACGAGTCGATCACATGTATCTCTAAGAAACAAGTGTTTGACGATCTCCGGGTCACCAAGGATAGACGAGAGAAGACGTCAGTGGTAAAAGCTGTCTTTGAGGAGATGCGTCCGGACGTCAACTTAAAGAGCAAGAGTTGTTAAACCGAGTGTTTTAATGGATCAAAATCCATTAAAACTTGCGAGTACGGATGGCCAAT